CGGTCATCAGATAGTCGCGGTACCCGCCGGCCGCCGTTGGAGAGTTGAACTTGATGTCCTCGCCCGGCTTCAAGTACTCGATCATGCCCGGGTACATCCGCTCCAGCGTGTTGCCGCTCTTGGGGTCGGTCGACCGCGAGCCGAGCGGCAGACCACCGGCGCCCTCGGGGCGCGTCACGATGCCCGCCAGGCAGGCCTCGGTCTTCTTCCGCATGCGCTCTGCGTCGCGGTAGTCGTCGAGGTCCCGCATCGCCAGCATGACGGGCGCAAGCCAGGGCACGCCGCGCACCTGGCCGGGCCGCAAGAGACAGTAGGTGTGCATCACTTGGGCGGCGGGCACCGGCTGACTCAGGATGCCGCCGCGCGGATTGAGCATGTACACGCCGCCCGGGTGATAGTTATAAAGCCAGTAATACTCGCGCTGTCCGAACAGGTTGAACTGCACGCCCTGGATGATGCTCCCGGTCGCTACACCCATCGTTCGAGAGACATCCAGGAAGTCGCCCTCCAGCACCTGCAACTGGAGCGGCACGCGAAAATTGTCCTGCGGCAACCGCGGCCGGAACCGGACGATGCCGTCACCGCTCTCGGCGGTAGTGCGCACGATTAGCGCTTGCATGCCATAGAAGTCCAACTGCCCGCCCGGGTCGCAGTTCTCGGCGAAGTACAGCCACTCACCGTCGATGATCTTGTCGAGCGCGGGCGTTCCCGTCTTCGCCTGGGGAACGATCCCAGTTCCCACCGTGTTCCCGACCAGTTCGGCGATGGCTTTGCTTGCATACGGGTTGTTGCGCAGCAGGTCGCGCGACCGGTTGCGCAGGTTGATTAGGGAGGCGCCCACCTCGGTGTTCGCATCGCCGCCGGCAGCGATCCATCCGTCCGTGCGACGCCCCGACTTCGCGCCGTCATAGGCGAACATCTCGGCCGCCGAGCGGAACCGCGCGCGGCGATATGCCCGCTCGGGCGAGAAGTAACCGATCACCTTGTCGAGGGCGTTCATTTAGTCTCTGCTGTGCGTGGCCAGGCTGAAAGATGGTGGCGGCGTCGGTGATTGCAGAGCCGACAGTTCCGTTTCCGCAATGCGCAGCGCCTGGTTCATTTCCGCGAAGCTGTTGTACTCGACGGCGCGGTCGGTGTACTGGACACGCCTCACGCCGGAATAGATGGCGCGCTTGAGTGCGTCGATGGACGCCTGCAATTCAGCGATTGTCAAAACCAAGACCTCCCTCGCTGGCCAAAGTACGAATCGCCCTTGCGGTTGGCCTGCGCCGTGTTCTGTGCGCCGGCGCCGGCGCCATCCAGTTCTGCCCAATCCTCGTCCGAGAAGCGATCGATTCCACAAACCGCCGCGGCCGCGCGGCACAGCACCGCCAGGTCGAGTGGTTCGTTCCTGATCGACTTATCCGCGATCCACTCCACCTTGCCGCTCGACCGCACGATCCGCGATTCCGAGCACAACCCGCGATAGAAGTCCTGATCCTTGTAGGCATAGTGCTGGTAGCCGGGCGGGAACGTGCCATCGTCGGGCAGCACGATCCGCAGCCAGTCGTAGAACTCCTGCTTGGCCCAGTGCGTGCCGATGTGCCAGATGCGCACGTTCTGCCGCTTACGCGCGGCATCCGTGCCCGACACCCTCGCGATCAGCTTCAGAAAGTCAGGCGTGCCTTTGGTCGGGATGACCGTGCGCGGCGCGCAGATCCGGTCGCCGGCCGGGCCATGCGCCGGTTGCGGATGGCGCGAGGCGAAGTCGTACACCATCTGCGGCCGGAATCCGGTATCGATCGCCATGGCCATGATCGGCATGGTTCCACCCGAGGCATGCGGCCAGTCCTTGGCCAGCAGTTCCTCCAGTTCCTGCCACACCTCGGGGCACGACGTCTTGATCGCTTGCCCGGCCTGGTCCGGAAACTGGATGACCTTGTAATCGACGGACCAGGACTCCTTGCCGCGGCCATAGGCCTTAATCTCCACCTCGAGCCGGTCATCCTGCACGTCGACGCCAGCCACCAGCAGCGACGCTTTCGCCGGCACGATCCCGAGGTCGTACTCCTCGCGCCGCAGGTAGACCTTCTCCCAATCCGGCGCCGAGCCGCGCTCCGTCCACAGTTCCGCCAGCACCGTGTTGAGGAACGCCTTGAGCGTCTCTGTCGATTCCTTGGCGACCAGGAACTCCGCGGCAATCGTTCCCCAAGATCGCTTGGGGGAGATCATTTGCGACACGCGAAATCCAGGGATAGGCGATCCGGGGTTCTGAGGACGGTATTCGCCGCGCTCCACCATCCACGATTTCTGGTTGTGCGGGATGAGTTCCTTGCACTGCTCGCAGCAGTAGGCGGCCTTCTCTGGTTCGCCTTCCGGCCACACCAGCCCGCCGTCAGTGCCGTCGCTGAACACCAAGATCTGGAAGTGGTTGCACTTCGGGCACGGCACGAAGTACTCGCGCTGGTCGCTCGTGTTCCATGCAGCCTGGATCCGGCTCTCGCCATCGACGGTCGGCGTCGAGCACATGATTACTTTCTTGTTGTGCTCGAACTCGCCGGTGCGCTGCATCGCTAGCGATACCGGATCGCCCTCCGATCCTGCGCTGGTGGGGTACCGGTCAATCTCATCCAGCAACAGATACCGGATCGGACGCATGGCCAAGCCGGAGGGCGAGATGGCCCCGGTGAACGTAATGTGCCCGGCGCCGTTGGCGAACACCTTGTGCATCGCCGTGTTGTTCGAATCGCGCGACTTCACCGCGGCGAGCTTTCCCTTGAGCGCGGGAGAGTGCCGGAACAACGGCGCCACACGATCCTTTGAAAGCGCCTTGGCATCCTCGGATCGCGGTTCCACCGCCAGCGTCGGGCCCGGATCTACGTCCGCGATGTATCCCAGGAAGTTCACCATCACCGAGGTCTTCAACATCTGGGCAGCGGACATCAGGACCACCTGTTTGCACGGATGCGACGGGCTGAGGACGTCCATCGGCTCCCGCTGGTACGGTCTCGTGTGCCACTGGCCGCGTTCCGCCGACCCCGATCCGGTCAGCACCACGTTTTCGTCGGCCCACTGCGACACGGAGATATCGCGTGGCGGCAGCAACGCTTCCGCGCCGACCTGGTACATCGAGAACGGCGTAGTCATCAATCCCGGTCCCGCTCGTACACGCATCCGGTCGTCGCGCTCTCCGCGACCTCGATCCGGAACAACTCCGGCAGGTCCTGTTTGATCTGTTCAAACAGCCAGGACGCCAGGATCTCCGTAGTCGGATTGCCCAAGCCGGGGATCTCGTTCAGAATGCGATGGTCGATTAGCGACAGCACCGCGCTAACCCGCTTGCCGATCGCTGCGTAATCGACGATCATGCCTTGACCGTTGATCGGCCCATGCAGCCACACGCGAACGCCATAGGTGTGGCCGTGCATCCGGCCGCACTTGTACCCCGCCGGAACGCGCGGCAGCCAGTGCGCCGCATCGAAGTGAAATTCCTTCCAGATGCTAGTCAACCGAACAACTCCTCTTGCTGCGGGACGCCCGCCCACATCGCCGCGCCTTGAGCGGCTTCGTACTGCTCGACCAGGACGTGCGCTTTCACGGCGTCCGAAGCCTGCCGGTAACACCCGCCCCAGTTCGTCGTGCCCACGCCGCGCGAGGCTCCCGCCGAGTCCGCAGACGCGAGCGGGAGGTGCTTGCAGATGGCGGGCCGCAGCATCCGCAGACCATGGAGCTTGACGGTGGGCTTACCGTCCTCGCACACGCTGTTCATGATCTGCTGCATCCTGCTCCACCACCGCGTGGTCCCGATGGTCGCGTACTGCGCGCTCGATCCAAGCGCGACACGCGGCCAATGTGCAGCCAATCGCTGCAACCGTTCGAGAGACTCATGAAAGTGCCACACCGGCACGCCTGCGAATTTGCCGAACGGCCACTCCGCGAGGAGTTCGTCGTTCTCTATCTCGTCGCCCTCGATCACATCGGGGATCAACGCCCAGTCGAAGCCGGGATGCCGATGCCACTGCTCGACCCACCCGTAGTACGACCGCCGGTCGATCTCGATGCCCTGCTTCCACACCGTGAATGCGCCATTATCGAGCGCGAACGACTGCGCCACTTCAGCCGCGATCCCGAGTTGCTGCGGCTCCGCGTGGCTCACCAGCGCATGCCGACCCTTCCAGATCTCGACCGCCACCTGCCAGGTAGAATGCCGCCCGCCGTGGTAGCGGATCATTCAAGCAGCAACTTCGGACCAGAAGAACAGCGCCATGGGCGGCGTGCCGACCATGACGGCATGGAACTTGCGTCCGCTCGCGCTCGTGTATTCCCGGCCTGCCATGTAGTCCCAATACGTCGCGCCCTGGAAGAGCCCGACATGGACGCGATCGGGAACTCCGACCACGGCGTCGATGGGAGTTGGCGGCGGCGGGGGCGGCTGCGCTGGCGGGGCCGGTGGCGCGTAGTCTACGCGCACGTTCGGATCGCCATCGGCCAGATGCGCGTGCTGCAAGTCGCACAGCGCCACCGACGGGGATGTGGCCACCAGGTCGGCCATCATATCCACCTTGGCGTCGCCGCGTTCGAAAGTCATGCGGTTCCATTGATAAGCTCCGCCTGGGTACGTTACCAGATCCGTGGAAAGGGTTGCCATCGGTGCGCCGTGGCTGACAAGCCAGTCGGCGATATCTTTGAGTGTGTTGTAGTTCATAAGTTC